ACATGAAACTAAAAGACCTATTTGATATCTATTGCAGAGAACTCAAACGGAGGAAGAGGGATAAGACAATCAACGACACTGTTGCGTTTTATAACAACAACATTCGGGATCGTAAGATTGCACCCAGGCTTCACAATATGGCTCTATCTAAGGTTAAGCGTAAACACATACGAGTCTTATTTAATGAGATGACTGACGAGGGTTATCCTTATAAAGCAAATCGTCTGATCAAGATACTCAGTGCTGCTTACACCATAGGCTTAGAAGAAGAGCTTGTAAGCGAGAATATAGCCAAAGGCATAAAGAGGCACACTGAGGTAGAGAGAGAGCGTTACTGTTCGCCTGATGAGCTCAAGAGAGTGTTTGAGATATTGGATCGAAAGATGCAAGGTGGGCGCAGTCAAAAAGGGGCTGTGTTTATAAAGCTGCTCATCTTAACGGGTGCTCGTAAATCTGAATTGGCAAGAGCAACCTGGGGCGATCTAAGAGATCAATGCATTGTGCTCAAAGAGCATAAGACTGATGGCAACAAAAAGGGTCGAAAAATCTTTTTAAACGAATCGGCCATTGCTGTGATTAATACACTTGAAAGAGGCGGTGATGAAGATAAAATAATCGGCATCAATGACCCTCGCAAGTTGTGGGATAAGATCAGGGTGGAAGCACAGATACCCGATGTTGTCTTGCATTGCCTCAGACACACATACGCCAGTTTTGCCTTAAAGAGTAAAAAGGTAAGCCTGGTGGAGATTGGTAACTTGTTGGGCCATAAATCCCTACAGTCAACCAAGCGCTATTCACACTTTACCGAGGAGACTTCGATTGAAAATGCGGAGCTTGTCGGTGAGGAAATGTTTAACTCAATCAACTAAAAAGGAAAAACAATGAACGAAGAAGTGAAAACAACAGAAGAAGAACAAGAAACACCCGTCATTAAATACACCAACAGCAGTGGTGATGAAGCGGAAATTCCAGAAGATGAACTCAACGAAGAACAGGGCAAGTTAGTCACTGACATCAAAAACGTGCAGCAAGCGATCCAGGACATCGATAATGCACACCTTGGAAGCATGGTGAGGCAATCATTGATTATGAATCAAAACCTTCTGACCGATCGATTACAAGGCGAATTAATCAAGCTTGAAGATGCTGCGCCTGTCATTGTGACTGAGAACAATTAAGATGATTGAAATAGAAAGAAATGTTCCTTTGCGACGTGTCAATAGTGGGAAGAAGCGGGTTCTTAATCAAGAAGGTATACAGGCGCTTTCCGCAATGCAAGTCGGTGATTCATTTCTTGCGCCGGAAGAATGGATTAGAAGTCACAAAGATAAACTTGCCAGAGGTCGTATTAAAACAAGAATACACTTATGTTCCGCTATCTATGATTATTTTAAATCTGAGGATAAAAAAATTAGCACGCGCACTGTTGGTAAAAATGAAGGCGTGAGAGTTTGGAGAGTAAGATGATTGAAAGCAACTTCCAGGTCGATGAGTTAATCCATGAGCGTGGTCTGCAATATGGCCACCCTCGTAGATTCTTTATGCAGTTAGCAAAAGTATGGGGTGGGGCGCTGGATATTGAGATCACCCCTCAGAAAGCAGCAACCATGATGTTGATGTTCAAAGCACTTAGGCTGTTTAATCAACCAAACAAAGAGGACACCCAGCAAGACATCCAGGGTTATTTAAAGATTGTCGATATATTGAATGATTTTAAATAATTATGGGTGATAAAGAACGTCAAAAACTATTGTCAGAAATTGAGCGATTGCGTATGAATTACAAAATTGTTCTATGGGGGCTCATTGTGCAGACCTTCTTGCTGGTCTTGGTTTAAAAGTCAGGTTCGTTCTGTATAGCTTGAGAAGAATCAAGTACAACCAGAGCCCTAATTGCAGCCGCTTTAGATGATGCTTGCATTGTTCCTAATTCAATCAAATTAGCAACCGCATCATCGCTTGCCATCAGATTGCCTAATACCTTGTTCACACCTCCAGCTTGCAACTCGCCATACTTTGTCGTCAGCCTCACATAAGGGTTGAATGTTTGCATCATTGCGGCATCCTTTAACAAAGTCTTAGAGGCTTGGTTTGCCGCTACAAACCCAGGCTTGTTAATGCTCGGTATTCTCGCTGTTCTTTCCAATACTTTAAATAAGTTTTCAAAGCCTACCTTTAAATCTTTCGTTTCTTTAAAGCTTAATTTTTTAGCGTCAGCAACACCATCGAGTATCGCCATAAAGTTTTTTCTCTGGTTGCCTGTGCCAACAACACTTTTGGCCAAATTGAATCCTTGGGTTAAATCTTCGCCTTGCTTGGTTATAGCAAACGCCTTGTCTATTGCGTTTCTAAAATAGAGATTTGCAATTTGAGTAAAAGCATTTGGATCGGTTTTGTTTAATATTTCATAGGTTTTTTTAATATCGCCAACGCTTGCATTTGTTGGATCAAAAACAAAACTCTTTACCTTTGTTGGAGTAATGCCGGCTTTTGTTAAATTGGGCAAGTTACGATCAACAACTGCAACAAGCTCATCAGATAAAAGCGCGAACACATCGTTTGCATTTCTGTAATCGATATTCGTTCTCATGGTTTTATTCAATTCGTTTAAAACGCCTGTCTCGTCTTGATTAAATAAACTGTTCCAAGTTTTCTTGTCGATTGCATCTGCTGTGCCGGGCTCATATCTGGCTCTGTCTCTAAACTCTTGGAATGTTTCATCCAGTTTGTTTATGTTTGTTTGAGGCTTGTAATTTTTGGTGGCTTGCAACGGGTTAGCTGGTGTGCCGTCAGCCAATAATATGCCCACATTATCAGATTCTTTTACTGGTATTGTTATTCTTGATTTGAGCTGTTTTAATGTCCTCTCTCTTGGCCCGCCGGGAGCGGCCATTCTTATTTCTTTGTCAATCGTGTTGATAACTTTTTGCACTTGATCTTCGCCTACCTTTGCGCCCCTAAGATTTCCATAACCCATAGCGTTTGCACGAAGCGATCTTTCCCTTCTTGCGTTTTGTTTCGCTGTGCCGATCGTGGATTCGATCATTTGTTTTGTTTGTCTGATATTTGTTGGATCATCACCCAACTGTCCCGCTTTTCTCTCGGCCGCCTGTCTTGTTTTTGTGAGGCGATCTTTGATTGAGTTATAAATAGCAGCAGAGCCTTTATCGCCTTTTAATATTATCTCCGTTAATTGTCTTACGCCTTTATCATTTAATGCCTCACCTGGAAGTAGTTTTATACCTAGACTTTCGCCCATTCTTTCAAGGCTTTTTGCCTCATCTATATCACTCTTTCTTACAGTCCTTATTGCGTTCTCGCTCATTCTTGCAGCTCTTGATGGGCCAGCAAGGTAGCCTCCCACCATCATCGATGGTATTGTAACAGCAGCAGCAGCAGCCGGACTTCCGGTTGCATCTTCTAAGCCTTGAAACAATAAGCCTCCGCCAGCACCCAAGCCAGCCATTGTTTTTCTCGCGGCTGATGTTGGGCCCACCAACCCCGATCCAGCAAACTCACCGACTGTTTTTGTGTATCTGCCAGGCGCAGTTTGTGGTTGGTAGTTAATGATCTCTTGAGCCAAAGGCATTCCCTCTGCTTTATTAGACATGCCCTCTTTGATTTGTTGGGAGCCAGGAAAAGCGCTACCAAAAATGGGGTATGAAAGTGGGTTGAGTGGATTTGGCTTGACTTCTTTTCCTGTTAGAACTTCGCCTATTGGCTTTGTTAATACCTCTGGTAGGGCCATCTCACCCAAGGCATCCAAATCACCAGGTAAGCCAGCAATAAAACTCGCCACATTTGGAGCAACGGAAGCAGCAGACATGCCGAAGTCTCTCCATCTTTGTCTTCCGGTCAATGGTTGTTGTTGGGTCAGCGCTTGCCCGGTTAGTAATTTTTTACGCGCCGCTAGTGTAGCGATTTTTTTCCTGTCTTCTTCCGAAGGATTGCCGTCACCATAAAGAGCTATGATGCCCTGATCTATTCGATCGATGTCTTGTTCTGGGGTTGCCATGATGTTACAAGCGGCCCTGTTCTTCCATTTCTTTTATGATTTCATCAGCCGTCTGTGCTGTAGTAGTTGGGCTTGAGCCTTGCTGTACTGTCACATCAAAAGGATTAATAAAGTCTGGCAATTCTGGTATTTTGTTGAACCTAGCCATCATTTCTGGGTTGTCGCTATAATAATCTTTCATAAACCCAAGGTCATATAGAGCCTGGCTTTTAAATCTTTTTGCAACATCTTGAAGCACAGCAATTCTATTCTCAGCGCCTACGCCACCAGAGACAATGGCAAGTGCGTTTTCATAATCTTTGTCTGATAAGCCTCTCCCTTCTTGCCCTCTTGCTGCTGCGAAAAGATAGGCCAAATCTCTAATATTAGATTCAATAACGCCTGTTTCTCTTGAGACCTCGCTTATTCTGCTTGAAAAATCATTTCCTTGTTTATCAATGCCTTTGCTTGCATATTCTTTCCAATTCTCGCTTTCCTCTTTTTTCCCTATAAGTTTGAGTCCTTCATCGACATTTTTAATAACTCCATCAATAAACTGTGCAGTGGTTCCGATTCTCAATGCTGACTCTGGCTCATCATACATTTTTTTAGCTGTGTCATTAACCACATTTATTAACTGTCCTGTATTTTTTTGCCTATTAAAAATCACATCAAACGAATCATTATTGTCAGATTGTGGCGTTGTTGTTGGGCTTGACATATTACCAATAAGATAACCTTCTTTTTCAAGACCAGCGATTCCTTGCACGTTGCTTCTCAAAACTGTTCCAACCTGATTGCCACTTGTGTCGTAAACGCCTAACCTTTGCAAATCTGGTTTAGTTGGAATCCTGTTGTCTAGCTCATATTTTTTCATCAAGAAACTATCCATACCTTGCCAGCCGAGCGATTCTAGTAATCTTCTTTGATCTGGCGGTAAGCTTGGATCATTTAAAACAGCTTCATATTGAGCTTTCTTTTTTTGAATCTCATTTTGTTGCTGCTCATACTGTTGTCTTTGCATGAAGCCTTGCTCAATCGGTCTGCCCGCAAACGCATCACTCAAACCAAGAAGCATTTTGCCAATGCCTTGATTTCTATCGGTGCGAAACTGTGCTTGCTCGGCTGGCGTATAAACACCTCGTTTTTGTGCATCAGTCATGTTGTGCCCGCCACCTCTGGCCATTGATTTAGCAACCCTTGATGGAAAGAAGCTTTTAGGGCGCGGCTGTGCTGTAACTTGAACGGGTTGTATTTGTGGGCTAAGTGGCCCCACAAAGCTTGGATCACCCGGCATGGGGGGTGAGGATTGGGCTGCGGCTTCTTGCTGAAGAGCTTGAGCCTGTAACTGCTGTAAGTATTTATAATATTCGTTATTCATTATTTAAAGTAACCACCCATTAACGCTGAACCAAAGAGCCCAGCACCCGCACCGAGAATATCGCCGAATCCAGTTTTCTTACGCGATGTTTCAGTGCCCTCAAATGGCAAACCCGAGATAGCCGAAGATAGCAGCCCAGCCTGTCTGAGCGGATAATCAACCATTCTTCCAAATTCCTCGTAGCCCGCGTCGTACCCACGATCTTGAATACCCCTCTGGAGCTGTCCAGCAGCGCCCATTAGTCCCATGTTTCGATACTGATCAGAAAGCAACCCACCTTGTACGCCCGTTTTATATCCACGATCTTGGAAAGCCAGATCGGAAGCCGTTTGAAACCCCCTGTTACGCAGATCAGCAGACGTCCTTGCAGCGGCATTGGCAAAGTCACGATTGGCCTCGGCTTGCAGTATGGCTTCTCTTGAGCCACCAAATGCTTTACTTGCAATTGCTTGGTCTTGAGCTTTGTTCTGTTGCATTTGCCTGGCTTGTTCTAAATCGTTTAAAGACGTTTGAACCACCATATCATTATAAGGGTTCATGTACTGACCAACATCCAACGGCCCAGAACCCATCTGTGCCAACATGCCTCTTGGGTTGTATTGCATGGAATCTTGGAATTGACCGCGTGTGGCTGAAAGCATATCGGTTTCATCGGGTGTTAGATTTGCCAATCTCTTTCCGGTAAACGGAACGAAAGGGAGTTCTGCTGCACTCTTAATGCCAGAGTACGCCTCTAAATATTTTTCTTTTAGCTGTGGATCAAGCTGTGTGGTTGCTGTTGTTGCACCTTTTGCCATTTTTAATACCTATAAATCTTTGCTAATAATGTGTTCTTTTTTAAATCCATGTCTTTGTGTTGCGTATCTGCCCCACCCAGGACGACCGCCTCCAAATAATTTCTTACACTCGGCAATACGAGCAAAGGTGGTGACAGCTTCTAATATTTCTTCACAATCAGACATGTTGCCCGCCACGAACAATAAATTCACGGCTCTATATTGTGGGAATTGGATCAGTTCCGATACGATAACGGATTGTTGACTTTTTAAGTGTGGCCATAACATCAGCTTTCCTGTTGCTATGCCTTCTTTAATATCCATAATACAGTATTCTTCTTGATATTTTAAGCAAGATTCAACGAGTGGTTCACACCACTGCCAATGCACTTCCCATTCTTCTAAGTCTTTCTTTGGTCTTGCTAAACCGCCATCAATGACTTGTAACTCTTGCATTCTTACCTGGATTGATTAAATTCTTGAACACTTGCCACCACATGCAATCGATCGGCTGTTGCTGCTGTGACTTTTAATATTTCGCCACCTTGCATCACAAGGTCGTTTGTTAGTAATTCTTCTGTGCCATTTGCTCCTATGGCTTTGCTTTTAAACAAGCTGTAAACATCCGATCCATTGGTGAGTGTCAAAGTAATGCTGTCACCACTGCCTGAGTCATCGCTGACCAATATTGATGAAACCACCGACACATTGAAATCGCCCACGTTTGGCGCAGTATAAAGTGTAGTAACATCTGTGGTTGTAAGATCGACTTTGGCATTGGTTAATCCTTGCACATATTGAGGTACGCTATTGACTAGCATTATCGTCTGCTGCCTCCCTGTTTCACATCGAGGCGTATGTTACCCACAGAAAAGTCTTGATCGGTATCGCCAGTGATTTCCATAGTCATAGACCTGGTACTGAAACGCACATCCTCATAACCATCTGAATCAAAGGTGACTGAACCGAAATCAGTCTCAGAGCCGAGTGGGGTGAAGCGCCCTTTGAATGACAATGTTACGCCAGGCAATGTATTGGCCTCACTGTCAGGAATCACCTGAGTCGCATGTATGTATCGATTGCCTTGACTGAGCTCAATCGGGCCAGATGTTGCTGTGGGTTTTGCTGTGCCTAAATTCTTAGAGTTAAAGAGATTGCCTTTCTCATGGTAATAAACAAAGCCATCAGAATCGCCCGCTATTGGATAATCAAAAACACCTTGATCAATATAAGCGCCTCTTGAGAGTGTTCCAACATCCCATAAATTTTCCAAGAAATTCCACTTAATATACTTGTCGTTTTGCCGTGATTCACCGCTTGGAAAGAACCAAATAATTTCATTGAATTGACTGTTCACGCCACCCGCGATTACTTTTTTATAATTCTCATTGAGGTTACTGAATAGATAATCTTGCACAGGGCATGGGATTTCTTTAACCGCACCATCGTAAATAAAAACAGATCGCTCGCCGAGCCAAGCCACAAAGTTGCCCGCACTGACGATGGCCCTGGATGAAATGGCTTTACAGTTTGTGCCCGCATCACGAATGGAATAAACCAGCGGGCTTCCGATAAATCTCATGGCACCAATCCCAGTATCTGTATGTATCAAAATGTCATCTTTATAAATGATGCCCGATAAGGCGCGTCCACCACTCGGTATTTGTAAATAGCCCGCAGAGTTTAAGCTGGTTGAAGTCCAACTGGTGTAATCTTCGCGATCACTGAAAGAAATACGCCTGGGGTCTGCATTACTGCCAATGGCGATTAAGTGCCTTTCGTTTGAAACCACAATGGCATTTACACTGGTGGGGGCATTTGAAACCAATGAAGAGGTAGTGTCAGCCGTTCCGCCTGGGTTCGGATTCCACTTGAAAATTTTTCCGTCTGAACTTGCTACCCAGACTAATTCCTGTCCCCAATTACTGAAAGAATAACTGTTTGCGTTGAAGTTTAATCCTGATTGACTCCTGGCATCGCCATAGTCTTCTTCGCCATACAGGTAAGCGCCATAGCCCAATGGGTCGGTTCCAGACGGGGGCGTGTAGGACGAGCTTGGCGTGATGTCAGTCCACACATAATTATAAAGGGTGTAAACTTTGTTTCGCGTACCGACCGCAAGTACGGGTGCACCATTGTTGTCGTTGTACGCATAAAGGCCAATAATGGCCCCGTCTAATGCGGCACTTTTGAGTAAATCCCAGCCGCCCATAGGTTTTAGAATGCCATCGGCAAAACGGATGAGGTTGGAGTCAACCCAACGTCCGGCATTTTGATAATCAGTCCCGTTGGTAACGACTCCGCTCGGGGGTGTTACATTTATAAGGGCCATGCTTAACCGCCTATCGTTTTCGTTTCAGTCGTTGACATAATCAAAATTAACTCTCTAAAGCTGTAATTCTTGCTTCTAGTTCTTGGATGGTTTTGACCAACAGCGGAACCAATTTGCTTTGATCTATGCCCTGATAATCAGGCACTTCACGCTCACCCATGACAGCTTCAGTAACTAATTGACTTTCTGTAGTCTCTTCTTGAGCTTCTACAGCTTCAACAACTACGTTGCCTTCTTCGTCATATTCAGCTTCAACAGCCTCTACCGAGGGGGTAACTACATCTTCATAGACAGCGGGAGACACTTCATACTCTTCAGTCTTCATGCCGTCTTTTTCGCCTGTGATTGCTTCAGGCACTATATCTTCTACTTCGTGAGCCAAGAAGCCATCAACTGTTGTGTCTGCATCAGTGATGAAGTTAAATCGAGAAGGTTTTAATTGCTTGAGTCTTGTTGTGGCATCCCAATCAGTGATGACGTTTTCTTTCAATCGGTAATCAGATGAAGTGTTAAATGCTGTGGCTGAACCTGTCACTGAAATATTGCCAACATCACTACCACCAAATTGAAAAGTAATGATTTCCCCTGTTGATCCACTTCTACGCAATCCTATAGCTGGCTTGCCACTTCCAATTATATTTAAATTTCCACCTAAATCAGTTGTAGTAGATATATAAACCTGACCCGATGTGTCTATTCTCATTGCCTCGCTCGCACCACTGAAAATAGCAAAGTTTCTAGCAACATTGATATTGTTTACATACCCTGATTGTAGATAATTTAAAGCACCAGAATTATCAACACCAATTTTCACAGCTGGGCCACCAACTCCGTCAGAAACAACAAACCCACTGGTTACATCTCCGCTTGTGTCTGGTGCGCCTTCAGTGCTTACATGAAGAGGGGTAAACGGACTTGTGGTGCCGATTCCAATTCGATCTGAATTATCTCCGTCTATCATAAATGGAACTGCACCATCAGAACCAGAATAAATTTGTAGGTCGTTTCCACTTTCTTTAAACGTCCAATATCTTCCACCAGTAAGTTGGAACATAGTTGCTGCATAAATTCCAGCATTACCTGAAATAGTCCCCGTTACTTCAAGAGTATGACTAGAAGGCGTACCACCAATACCCACCCGATCATTACCGCCATCAACAAATAGCATATTGGCGTTGTTGTTAGACTCAACGCGGAAGTCTAGGTCTGCTGAGTCTTGGTTTATTACTGTTTCTGTTGCGTTTGCTAAAACTCTTGAAATTTGCGCACCAGCCAACTCCGTATACATTTCAAAACGACCATCTTCTGTTCCCGCAGAAGCATCTACTATTCGCGCTGCTAGCCCCGCATATGTTATTTGCGAATTGCCGTCATTCAGCCCTTCAAACTTAATTTCGCCAACATAATCATCATCAGCAGCAGAACTTGAGGACTGTCTAGTGAGTGCAAGGATAGGACCAACATTTGCGTCTGTGTCAGTGCTGACTAATGATAAAGTTTTAGTATTATCTGTTGATAAAACATTAAGCACAGCATCGTAATCTGTAGCAGTTCCTATACTTACAAAGTCACTCCCACCATCAACAAAGAGCATATTGGCGTTGCCGTCTGATTCAACGCGGAAGTCTACGTCTGCACCACCTTCGTTAAATGTGTGATTGCCGTTTGTATCTAGAACATATCTATACTGACTGTTACTTGCATCATAAATTGCAAACGCAGAGCCAAAAGAGCCAAGTTGATATTGTTTATCGCTTTGGTCGCTTTCAGTGAAGCTTATGACTGGCGTATTGCTAGTTATATCCACAACACCCGCAACAGTAAGCGAATCCATCGTGGCTGTGCCAGTAACGTCTATGCCTGTGTCGGTGGTGGCTAGTTTTGCAGAATCATCGTAATAAAGTGTGGCTGCTCCATCAGAAACAAATGTTGCCATTATTTCAGAATTAGCTTCATCTAAAATGTCTACTCTGCTAGCTAGTATTTTAAGATTTCCTGTTCCAGCGTCTTTAATATAACCATGTGAACCATCATGATAAATCTGTAGGTCATCACTCGCACCGAATGTCGCTTTGTCAGAATCACCTAGCGCAATACCACCGTTGGCTGTGATTTCAGTAGTGAACGTAGCCGCACCATCTACTTGAAGAGTGCTTGCCATATCGACAGCACCATCAATGTCTACAATGTCTAGATTAGCTGTGCCGTCTACGTCTATGTCTCCTGAGATGTCTAGAGAAGCACCTGTGAAAACGCCAGTCGCAGAAAGTGAAGTGAACGCCCCCGTTGAAGCGGTATTCGCCCCAATCGGGCTTGAATCGATGTTTGCGCCATCGATGTTCATTGCAACGCTTGTGCCAGTGGCACTGAAGACTGCATCAATCGTATCGAGGTCGGTGTTTAATTTTGTACCCCAGGTGTCAGTAGATGCTCCGACTTCTGGTTTGGTTAGCGAGAGGTTCGTTGTCGTGGTATCGGCCATGAATAATTACCTATGTTTTAAATATATAAATGAACAGCCGTTAAGCTGCTTTATCAGTCCAGTTGGTTGTTGAGGGGTCTTGCTCAGTCCAGGTAGTAGAGCCCACTGTTTGATCGGTGTAGTTATCTGTGGGTACTACGATGTCATTCCATTTTAAACCACCAATCGCTGTAAATCCACTAACAGATGATATTGTTGCAG